TGACATATAGCTTTTATATATCCTACCATATTTTTTTTTACGTATAGACAGTAATTCATTTGTTGATTTGCCTATAGATACTTGTCCATCAGACATACTATTTATAGAAAGATTGCCATCTGATTCTAATGAATCTTGTTTAGTATTTATTATTCTACGTATATCTCTCATAAAAATTATGTTAATGTTTTTTGACGTATGACTCTATATTCAATAGTAATTTCATTTATTTCAAATAATCCACTATTAGGTAAAGTAAATTCAAAAGCAATACTACCTACTGATATTGGACTAGATGGTGTAAATGTACCAATATCATAATTCATATTGCTATATCCATCAATAGTTTCAGATAAGGTTTCAGTATCAAATGCTTGACTAGTTAGTTCTCCATTTTTTCTATATTGTAAAGGTATTGCTTGGTCTACTGAAGATTTATAACTAAAAATAACTTTATATATTTTTTTTGTAGTTGTAGGGTCGCCAAAATCTATATCTCTTGTTTTAATTGATTGAACAGTCCTTGCAGTAGGAACATTTAAATATTTTTTTATATTAGTTTGGTTAGCAGCTCCGTGTTCACCAATGCATAAATTATTGTTCCAATCTTGAAAAAAATTAGTTACTTGTGTATTATCAGCAGTTAATAAAAACCTTTTAAATGTCCATCCATTAGTATTGAAATCATAAATATAACCATACTCACTACTAGTAGTACTGTCAGATGGACTACGCACTATAACTAATGAGTTACTCATTGACTCATACCCAATCATAGCATCCTTAATGTTTGCACTCCCATTTACAAAATCAGACCACACTACAGGTGTGCTATCAGTAGCTGTCTGCCACGAGGCTTTATTAACTCCTAATTTTTTATCAACTAGATTAATAACTCTATTACCATCATAAAGATAACATCCACTATTAGAAACCCAAGCTACACCATATTTAGTATTTGTTACACTATATTTATAATTTACACCAGCATAACGTATAGTATCTTCTAAATACCAATTAGCAGGATTAGGACTAGCTATATTTATTATATGTACAAGATTATGTTTGTAAGCAAGAAGTCTATCTGCAAATGTTTTTATTGCTACGTATTCACCATAATCACCTTTAGATACATCAATAAAATTATTTTCTAAAAAAGTGTCAAATCTATTTATCTCACTATACATTAACCTGTCACCATATTTTTCAAGCTCTCCTGTATAGCCAGATGTTCTAACATTTACTATAAAAGCTCTTCTATTAGCAACAACCACATCTTTATACATTTCGTTTTGCTTACCAATAGATATAAATTTTGTTTGACTAGAAAAACCATTTATAGTTGTATACGTATCTATGTTTGGTTCTTTACAGTTACCAACTGCATCTGGGACAACTTCAAATCCTATGCCATTAGATGAATATGTCCAAGTTTTAAAAGCTCCTGTAAGAGAACTTCTAACACCTTGTACTATATCTATATCTAATAATAACGTAAGTTCATCATCTGATTCGTAACGTCTAATGTATATTCTTCCACCAGATATTCTACCTTCGTAAGCAACATCAGCAAAAACTGCAACACGCAAAGATTTTCCACCAGTTGCTGTATGCGTAAAAGCAACATTACTTGATGCTCCTGTTCCCATTCTAATTGGTAATGATTCCTGATTACCATCATAAATAAAAGTTTGATGAAATTCATATACATCAGGTAACCAATCACCATCAGATGAACCATCTGCAACAGATATATTCCAACCAATTCCTCTATTAATTATTGGAGTATCGTGTTCTGCGTAAGCAATAGGAGCAGTACCTGTTAATGAACCACCGTATGCTCTTTGATATGTTATTTCAGAACCTGTTGATGGAGTTTTACAAGTTAAATATTCATTAGGAGCTGTACCAAAATTAGTACCTATTGTTATGACTTCGCCTGTAAAAGATTGGTCTAGAATATCTTTTCTAGTTGAGGAATGGTCATTATTTTCAAATGTAAAACCCGTAGCAGTTAAATCGCTTACAGCAGTTTTTAACTTTATATCTCCAAGAGAACCATCTAAATCTTCTCCTCCATTAGCTTCTTTTGCTCTTGCAACACCATTATTATCAGAGTTATAATAATTACTAGCTGTATTTGCAGTAAAATTAGTTCCAGCATAAGCATAAGTAAGACCAGCAGAAGACAATGGAGGAGATAAAGTATTAGGATGTTGTTGCCATTCTGAAAATTTAGGAGACAAACTACTATTATCTGAATTTGCAAATTGGTCACGTTGTATAAATCCAAACCACTTAATAGCAGATTCACACTCTTCATTTATATTACAACTACGTAATGCTTCATCTACAAAAAAATATATATATTTAGCTGGTAATCCAGAAAGAGTTGGTGTTATAGCGTCAGTAGTCCAACCATTACCCCTTGTAGATGGAGAAGTAGTATTATTATTAGACCAAACATCAATATTTCCGCTACCAGCCGCATCCGCCATAGCACATAACTTATCTCCAGTTGCTCTAATAACTTCTATTCTTAAATCTCTATTAGTATCAGAACTTTCTGAAACTATTTGACGACCTTTTAAAACATAATATACATCATCATCAGAACCACCTGTTGAATCTAAAACAATAGATGAAACTGTAAATATACCATTATTACTTGCCGTTCCTGATATTTTTAATGTATCACCAACTTTAATTCTATTAGATGTATATATATCAGTAGTGCTAGAATTTTCACCACCTTTTAATTTCATATATTGCTGTTGTGGAATAGCCATATTTATCTAGGTTGTTCTTCATAAGGTAAATTAGCAAGAGGGTCAGGAGATGTAGAAGTTTGACCAAAACTAATTTGACCATTACTTGAATCACCTATTTCTAAAGCACTACCCCCAGTTTTTACTAATGTTATAGTTTCATTATTATCTAAACCGTGGTCAGACTCAAAATAAAAAGCACCATATCCTGCACCATTTATAGTAGAAGTTGAAGCATCTTTTATATTAGTTTCAGCATTAGATATATACTCTGTTAAATCAGTAGAGCCATCATTTGATTCTATATGATTATAAAATCCACCAGCAGTTTTAAGTTTACCAATCGCATCAATAGAAAAATTTTGAATAAAAGCCATTTCATTTTCAGCAATATCTCTGGGGTCACGTAAACTATTCATGCCCCCAGAGAAATCTCTAATTATGTATTTTTGTTTAGGCAATTACTTTCCCCAAACCATACGAATTGCTACAGATAAGATATCCATGCATTCTTTTGCAATTTCTTGCTTTTCTTTTGCACTAAGTTTACCATCTTTCATAGCTTCATTATATCTTTCAGCTACTTCTTTAAATTCCTTTAAAATAGGTCTCCACTTTACAGCAACTACACTCATGTAACCACCAATTAAAATAGCAGCCAAATAAGCTGCATTACTTAAAGATAACCATTCCATTATTTTTTCTCCTTTAATGTTTGTTTTATTTCTTCAATATCTTGCATTATTACATCAAGCTTATAAGCTATCAATTCTCTATCAGCTACAACTTGTCTTTCATTTGCTTTTAAATCTAACTCTTTTTTTAGTAAATCAATATCGTATTGCATAAAACCAAAAGCAAGAGTAACAGAACAAATAAGAGCTATTATAGTTAAAATGTTTTCTAATGATATATTAGTGTTTAATTTCACTTGGCATTCCTAACTTTCTTAGCTACTGATTTACTATATTTTGCTTTTTGCTTACCAGCCTTACTAGCGGCTCTTTTCTTTTTATTTGTAGCCGCTTTCTGACTAGGAGACAAGCTTTTTCTTACAGACTCTGGTAAGTACCTACCCCTTTTCTTTCTAGGTTTTTTCTTATCACCTTTACTTACATAATCCCATTTTTGTTTAGACCATTTACTAAGACTATTACTTGATGATTTAGCACCTTTGTATCCACCACCTGCTTTTTTATAACGCTTTGTGGCAATTTGAGCTTTACGAGCAGACCACTGACCCGGTCTTCCTCCAGCACTACCAGACTTTACAGAAGCTACAATACGCTTCCACATCTTTTCATTTGTTTTTTTAGATACTTTTGTAGCCATTATTTTTTTATCTTTTTTATTTTACCATTTTTTGTTCTGGCAAACTTATGTGTTTTAGTTTCTCTTATTAATGTGCCGTAATGTTTCTTACCGCCCCACATCCAACTTACTCTCTTAGCCATTACTTTTTCTTGTGTGCCATTTGAACTTTAAATGATGCCATTAAACTAGCACCCCTGTGTGGCTTATATCCACCTTTAGGATTCTTCATTAACTTAAAACCTTTACCAGCTTTCATCCAATGATAACCGTTAGGTGCTTTTACTTTTTTATTCATTTAACTACCTTTCTTCCACTTCATAGATTTAGATTTAGTTTTACTAGGACTCCACTTAACTCGATTTGCCCAATAGGCGGCACTCATTTTGCCCTTAGCTATATTTTTTGCATGACGACTTTTAAATGCCTTACGTTGCCCTGCTGTTTGATTAGTCTTTACACCTTGTTGACCAAAACGAATTGTCTTTACTTTATCACCAACTTTAGCCACAACTATGTGTGATTTTTTTGGATGTCCGGGGGTTCTCTTTGGTTTGTTATATGCAGATACCCCTGCTCTAGCTAGTCTTGAATCTTTTTTTTTACCAGATGATTTCTTTTTTGGCATAGTAACTCCTAATGTTTTCCATTTAATCTACTAATAACACCTTTTATTTCCGATATTTGATTATCCAAATCATTAATTTCCTTCGTAATTGAATCAAATTTTCTGTCAAGTTTGTCGTCACTTTGATTCCAGCGGTTAATAAGCTTAATAACCATACTTTCCATGTTTTCAAGTGTTTCACTTTGACCTCTATTCTCTGTTTTTAGGTCTGCTAAACTTTCTGCCTGCTCCGACCCTCTTTTGTTCATAGAGAATACCATATACACTAACAAAAGCCCTGCGACACCTATCATACCCCCTTCTGCGTATACTTCCATAAATTCCATTATCTTTTTCTTCGCACTTCACGATTCATAAAATAGTTGTGATTAAAGTCATCTTCTGTTAAGATTACTTTCTTTTCCTTTTTTTCTTTCCCCAACTTAAAGGGTTTAAATTTAATTCTGTTTGATACCATTCTAATTGTTCTTGCATTTCTGTTATTTTTTTATCTTCTTCCTCTATGTGCTTACTTACAAGGTCTTCAATGTTGGTATCAGCAAGTTCAACTCTTCGTTCAAGCTCACCAATTCTGTTTTCAATTTGTAAGTACGAATAAACAAGTCCAGCGACAAGTGCAAGCACTTGCATAGCCCACTTAATATTAATAGATATAATAGCGTTGTCAGAGAGTATAGTTCCACGATAGCTCCTTGCCGTTTTAGGTTTGCCATCACTCATACCTCATAACCAGCTACTGACCACCCACTATCACAACTACCAAGAATTATTAATCCACCAAGAACAATTATTAAAAATAATATTATACTTACGTAATCTTTCCAATCTTCGTTCATAGTATCATCCACCAAGCCATAGCAGTTTCAACAAATAAATCAGATAGTGTGTTTATCATCCATTTATTTTTAGTTCCATATGGTCGCCAATTTTCTACAATCCATTCAAATATTTCCCAAAGCACACCAATAATAAAAACTCCCATTACACACCAAAAATCTGACCAATTCATCCATTGAAATACTTTGCATAAAAAAGCACCAGCTGCTATGTGATAAGATGTCCACCCATCTAATGCTCCTGAACTAACTTGCCATCCATAAAATGTTGCTAAAGGATTTTTCATATTATTTCTTTATATGTTTTGCGTTAAAGTTTTCTACAATTCTAGATAGTAACTCTGCTTTAGTTTCACTATCACTATACGTAATACTTCTCATATCGTACCACGCTTTTATTTCTGCTTTCGTATTTGATTCATCAGGAAACTCAGATTGTAACGTAGCAATACCATTTATTAATTGATGTGTACCTACTATTAATCTTCCGTGTCCATTATCATATACTTTAGCACATTCATCTACGTAGTATTCTTCTATTGTTTCAAAACTATCAGAGCGTTTTACAACTTCACCATCTACTTCAACAAAGTAATCATAACGAGAAGGGTAAGTCAAAGTCTCGACAGTTCCGTCTGCATACGTTTTAGTACGTACAGCATTAGGAGTTGTGTTACGATGTAACCTAATTCGATGACCTTGACTACTCTTCCTTATAATCATAACCTACTCTTCAGATTCCTCTGCTTCAGGTTTTTCTTCAAGAGCTTCTCGAAGTTTACTTATGAACGCATCCTTACCAACACTTAACTGGTCTAAGTTAAACTGCATTGAGTTCATCTTATTCTGTAAGTCATTAATGTGGTTAAGTAATGCTTTTTGTTCATCTGTCATATCCTCGATTACGTACTCTTTGTCATCGAAAGTTAAAACAGGCTTTTGTTCTTTTTCTTTTTTAGCCATTATTTAGCTCCTTTGTTTGTTAGTTAAAATCTATTTTGATTCTAATTCTTTTACTCTTGCAGATAACTCTTGAACTGCTTTAACTAAAATTGGTATTAAGTTTCCATCAGCAACTGTTTGTGTGCCATCATCTTTTAACTTCCACATTTTAAAACCATCTTCTAATTCATCGTGGTTATCTATTACTTTTTTAACTTCTTGAGCAATAAATCCGTGTAGTTGTTCACCATATTCAGTTCCTAATACTGGTTCATCTGAGTCTTTATATTGTGGCAAATCTTTTTGCACATCTTTAGCTTTTTTCCAATTATAAGTAACTGGTCTTAAATCGTTTATTACATTTAATCCAGCAGAAGATGATTTAATATTTTCTTTTAATCTTTCGTCTGAACTAGCCGCTGCCCAACTTGTATCTGAACCATCTAATCCTAATGATGCAGTATTAGAACCAACTCCAACAGTTATTGTATTATCGCCAGTACAAGTAACTCCTTGACCTATTGCAATTTGACCAGTACTTCCAACTGCTGATATTTCAGCACTGTGACCAATCACTACATTATTTTCTGCTCCGTTTAAAGCACCTTGCATAGTATTCATACCAACTGCTACATTATACCTAGCAGTACCAGCCCAATTACCATTGCCTGAAGCATAACCTATAAAAACATTTTCTGCACAAGTTCTTGTATTTGTATTGTTTAAAGCATCAACACCGATTGCTATATTTTTTACTGCACTATCACTATTTGTATTTTGCATTGCAGAAGAACCAATAGCAACATTATTACTTTCTGCTCCATCAGCAGAGTTTAATACTTTTTTACCAATGCAAGTATTATGGTCTCCAGTTGTAAGATTTTCTAATGTTTCTGTACCAACCGCAACATTATTTGCACCTTCAGTTAAATCCATTAAGGTTTTTGAACCTATTGCAGTATTATTATCACCAGTTGTTATTAATTGTAACGCTCTATATCCAAGAGCAACATTATCTTGAGCATCATTGCTTGTGCCAGCTGACATTGTTTGAAATCCAATAGCAGTATTTCTTAAAAAATCAACATGATTAAAAGACTGCATTGATTGATAACCAATAGAAATGTTACCACTACCGTGACCTGAACTGCCTTCAGCATCATTAGAAGTATCTTGAGCTGAATAAGCTCCATAACCAATAACTACTACATTCTTATCTGT